ATTACGAGGTTAAAAAAATGCCCGATCCATTTTTGAGCGACAGTTCCGCTCCCCGGCTTTCCGATTTTGAGCTTGAACAACTTGAGCAAAAAAAGAAAGCTCAAGCGCTTCAACGCGATGAGCGCGAGGCAGCCAAAAAAGCTCGTTTTGCTAAACAACAAACCGAGATAGCTACTCGTCGCAAGGTAGAGCGTTACAAAAATGAACGCAAAGATTGGAACGAAACTGATCTTTGTTACGAGTTTGCCTTTCGTTTATCTAGTTTTCACATCGAACCTTGGGATATTGTTCAAACTAATTTTCGCCCCGCTTTAGTTAAAGCTCGGCTTAAACACAACGTAAGTGCTGACGTTATTTATCTAATGATTCTTAAATATCAAGAAATTGTCGACTTTAACCAATTTAACACTGGGGATAAGCTGTGGAGAAACTTCATATTCCGTTTTTCCCAACTGGCTGATATTGTCCGTGCTCAGTACTCGACCCCAGAGGAAATTGAACGCAATGACAAAATTGTTGAGCGTTCAAGGCAAAAACTTATGGAACTTAAAAAGCAATTGGAGGATGAGCGGTCGAATGTACAAGATTGATGATCTTAAATATCGCAGATCTTCTTGGATTAAAAACGCAAATTTACCCGGTCCCCATAAAGGTAAAGAAGTTTCAGATTGCTCTGACATTAAACCTTCTATTATTAATGAAGTTTTAGTTTGGGCAGATGCTTTTAAAACTGGAAAAATTTTTCAGGCCGACGGCTCAAACACTTACGGAAAAGGTTTGTACTTAACCGGTAAACCCGGTCAAGGTAAAACAACTCTTGCCTCTGCTTTACTTCAAGACCTAATTAGAACAACGCCTTTGGATGTAATTCCTTTTCACACTTTGACCGCAGCTAAATTTTTAACTTACGTAGGGTTAATTCGTTTACAGCAAGAAATCATGGGGGCAGATTATGAGAGCCCTAAGGATTCACTAATGCTTGGTATTTTTACCCGCCATAAAGATCCAGTAAGTAATATTCCATTATTAGTAATAGATGACCTTGGCAAAGAATTTACTTCGGCTTCTGGGTGGCAAAATACAATTTTGGATGAGCTTATTAGAACTCGTTACAATAACGGTTACCCAACAATTATTACCTCAAATATGCAGGTTGAGGACTTAGCCAAATATAATTCCTCAATGGCCTCATTTGCTCAAGAAGCTTTTTACACAATAACTGTAGAATCAACCAAGGGAGATCTAAGAGCATGAGGGAGACACCGTTGGAAAGCAGAAGGTTGTTGCAGGTTTTTTTAAGTCCTGCAGAAACTCCCAATCAGGGCATTTTTGAGGTAAGTAACGATGCTACTGGTCACCTTTTTTGCACCTGCCCCGGTCACGCAGCAAGACGTTCTTGCAAGCACACTCGTTTTGTACAGTCTCGTTTAGACGCTAATGATGGGAATTATCCTTTTGAAATATCTACTAGGATTACCGACGAAGAAGCGGTTAAAGCTAACGAATCAGATGAAGCTTTTCGAGAATTTATTATTAAGTTTGGAAAAATAGAGGTTTACTAATGCGTAACGGGGACATCAGCAATGAAGTTCCAAAGCGCTTACTGATAACGACAGATCTATTTATGGATGTGTCTGTTACGCACGTGCGCAAAAACAAAATTAGTTTTAAAAAAATTAAAAAACAACATGTCGACATGCGACGTGAAATTTTAAGTAAGTTATATCTTTTTAACGATCGCTCGCCCTATAACCTTGAGCTAATTTCTTTTAATTTTAATTACGACGAACTGTCTCAAATAGTGGATGAGCTGGACATTGCGGGAACCAACCCTTTCCGATACTTTACTCCCTACGATTCTATTGAATCATTAATGTCCGCTTTGCCATTCAAACCTGAAGTTGTGGGTGTGATTGATAAGCCGGAACGTTTACTTCGATACGGCAGCTGGGGATTGGATTTAACTCGCATATGAACATCGAGCGCAGTCTCCTCAATCGAGTCATTACCGACCGAGATATTCACTTTTGTTTTGATAAAGGTGTTACTCAATCTTGGTTTAATGACTCATTAGACAAAAAAGTTTGGTCTTTTGTCGTAGCTCATTTTGCTACCTATTCAGAGGTGCCTAGTGCAGATATTGTTATTGAAAATTTTCCAGAGTTTGTTTTAGTTCCAGAGGGTGAACACTTAGTTCTTAATGACTCAATTTCTTATTTAATTGATCAACTTATTGAGCGTCGCAAGAAGCTTATTGTTGCAAGAACCGCAGAGGTTGTTGTTACCAGCATTCAAGTAGATGCTCATGAAGACGCCATTATGGCAATGCAAAAAGCTTTAATTGATTTTGAATTAGAAGGCCTTAACGTAAGTAACGATATTGACATTGTTCAAACTATTGATGATCGTATCCAGCGGTATGAAGATCGAAAGAAAAACCCCGGGGGATTATTAGGGTTATCTACTGGATTTCCAACTATTGATCGTGCTTGCAACGGTATTCAAAAAAAGCAAATGGTCACAATTATTGCTACACCAAAGGTTGGTAAGTCTTTGCTTGCCATGCAGATGGCTTTTAATATGTGGCGCAAGGATGGCATTGTTCCGCTTTTTTGGAGCTTTGAGATGACCAACCGCGAGCAAGAGGATCGTTTTGACTCTATGTTTGCTCGCATCTCACAGCAGCGGTTGATGACCGGTGCATTGGTGGAATCAGAAGAGCTTCGTTGGCGTAAGGTTCTGGAAGACTCCCGTGTAAGCAAACCGCCTTTTCTTTTATCTGACTCAAGCTCCGGAGCAACGCTGTCTCAGATGGCAAGTAAGCTTTCTGTAAAGAAACCCGATATTTTGATTATTGACGGTATGTATTTGATGATTGATGAGCAAGCAGGAAAAGACACAAATCAAACACAATCCCTAACCAATTTAACGCGTGGAATTAAACGTTTAGCCATGAATCACGATATTCCTATCCTTGTTACTACGCAGGCCTTGGAAAAGAAAAAAGAGGGCGGTAGGGTAACCGCAAACTCTATTGGTTACACATCTTCTTTTTATCAAGACTCTGACGTTATTCTTTCTCTTGAGAGAGACGACAACGAAAGTGAGACGCAAAGAAAACTTTCTATTGTTGCTAGCCGTAATACCGGTAGCGCAACCGTACCCCTTCGTTGGGAGTTTGACTCTTCAACGTTTAGAGAACTTGAGATTGAAGAGGACGAAATTTGAACCGCGACGAACTTTTAAAGACCCTTGCCGATTTAAATATTGAAGTGGCAAATGTGCGTGATGATGAAATTAACGGTTATTGCCCTGCTCACGTAGATCGAACCGGTCACGCAGATCGGTCTCCTTCGTGGTGGATTAACGTTTACACCGGAGCTCATATTTGTTTTTCCTGTCAATATAAAGGAAGTCTTCGATCTCTTGTTAAGTACATTAAAGGAGACGTTGATTATTTTCATCAAACTGATCCGTTTGCAGAGTTAAGTGCTAGATTGCAAACTGCAATAAATCCAACCCCCATTAAAGAGCCAGAGTATGTAGATATTAGCGAGGCAAATCTTGTTACTTTTATTGATCCCCCAGCTTTACTTTTGCGTTCTCGAGGTTTAACTGTAGAAGCTGCTAAAAAACATGAAATTTTATACGACGAACGCCAACAATGTTGGATTCTTACTATTCGTGATCCCTACACCAACAAGCTTTTAGGTTGGCAAGAAAAGGGGACAGTAAATAGATTTTTTAAAAATTACCCAACAGGAATTAAAAAGAGCAAATCTTTGTTTGGATATAAGCAATATAGGGGCGGAACAATGATTGTTGTTGAGTCCCCCCTTGATGTTGCTCGAATGACTTCCGTAGGTGTGGGCGGGGGCGTCTCCACCTACGGTGCTCTTATTTCAAAAGATCAAGTCAATTTGATTCGGGGAGCTAATCGGATTATCTTTGCTTTAGATAATGATGATGCTGGAAAGGCTTCGTCAGAAGAAATGTTAAAGATGTCTCGAGATTTAAATTTTGAGTGTTGGTTTTTTAATTATCATCACACGGATCAAAAAGACATTGGTGGTATGAGCAAGGATGAGATTTTAAGTGGAATAGAGAATGCAAAGCATTCCCTTCATGGACGAAAGGCATTTGCATGATTATTGGTTTATCAGGGTATGCCCGTTCCGGTAAAGACACCGTAGCAAAAATTCTTGTAGAAGAATATGCGTTTGAACGCATAGCCTTTGCTGACAAAATTCGCGAGCTCTTGTTTGAAATAAACCCTGTTCTTGCGGACGGTCAAACTTTAAACGAACTTATAACAGACTACGGTTGGGAAATTGCTAAAGCACAGCCCAAAGTTCGTTCTTTACTTCAAAGCGTTGGGGTTGCCGGCCGAACTGTATTAGGAGACGATATTTGGATTCATGCCCTATGGAATGAATTACAACTTTATGACAAGCACTACGTTATTAGTGACGTTAGATTTAAAAATGAAGCAGATTTTGTGCGCGAGGCCGGGGGACAATTGTGGCGCATAAACAGAGCTTCAATTAATCCAGTAAACAACCATATTTCAGAATCTGATTTAGATGACTATACCTTTACTCAAACTATTGATAATGATGGCTCAATTGACGACTTAAAAGCTCTTATTAAATCTTTTAAAATTTCTCCTGAAGAACTTCAAGAGTATAAAGACGATGTCCTTTAAAGGTTTGTTACTACCTTATCAACCTTATGCGGTAGATAGAATGGTAGAGCGACAAAAAATGTTGGTTGCCTATGATCTAGGTTTAGGCAAAACTGTTATTACCATTGCTGCTTTAGAACAACTTATGGATGAGCAGAAAATAAAAGAACCCGGTCTTATAATTTGTCTATCTTCGCTGAAGTATCAGTGGGCTAATCAGATTGAGAAATTTACCGATGGTACTTCACGTGCTCTGGTCATTGACGGAACACCAACGAAAAGAGCAGAGCAGTATGCCGAGGCGCTCGATTGGCGGAATTCTAAAGTCAATTACGTTATTCTTAACTATGAACAGATAGTTAAGGATTGGGACTATGTTAAAGATTTGCCTCGATCTTTTGTAGTTCTTGATGAGGCTACCGCCATTAAGTCTTTTAGATCAAAGCGCTCTAACTATACAAAGCGTTTAAATGACGCTAAATATCGTTTTGCATTAACCGGAACCCCTATTGAAAACGGTAAGCCAGAAGAACTATTTAGTATTATGCAATTTGTAGATAATTCCGTTTTGGGTCGTTTTGATTACTTTGATAAAACTTTTGTTGTCCGTAACAGTTTTGGAGCCGTAGCTCGTTACAAGAATTTACCCATGTTTCATGAAATTCTTTCTAAAGCTTGTGTGCGTAAAACTCAAACCGATCCTGACGTTGCCCCACATTTGCCAGCGTCCATTCATGCAGAGCCTATTTACGTTTGGTTAGATAAAAAAACATCAATTTTGTACGAAACAATTAAAAAAGATTTAATTAACGACCTTGATGAAGCCAAAGAAATGTTTGGTACTGATTTTGATATTTTTGTTCATTATGGGCAAGCAGATAGTTCTACAAACTATTTACAAAATGAGTGGCGTGGAAAAATTATGTCAAAAGTAACAGCCTTAAAAATGTTGTGTTCACATCCAGGATTACTGGCGGATAGCGCTAAAAAATATGAGTCTGGAGATAGTGGAGAAGGTTCCGCATATGCATACCTTTTGCAAGAACGCGGTTTACTAAAAGATGCTGATAAATCTATAAAACTTGAACAATTTAAAGATTATGTCGAAGACTTATTAA